CCAAAGTGATCTCGTAGGCCGTCAAGGTTCACGCCTTGTTGGTGTGCGAACTTTTCAAGGGAGTCAATGTAAGCCACAGCGGCTTCTTCTTCTTTCGCCAGTGAATCATCAGCGACCGCTGGTTCTTCATAGGTTGGTTGTTCAATTTGCTTATTGATTCGTGACAATGCGTCACGGATTTCAGTTAGGGTTTCGGCTTCGTTGCTCATGTTATCATCTTCCATTTTCAATAGGGTGTATGTGCTTTCGGGGTTTATTCCTTTCTTGCACAAAGTGATTTCGTGCAGTTCCATGTCCGTGATTTCACGGTGGGTGCCATGTTCCGGTGTAGTCTTGCTAACACGGAACAATGCTTGGCCCCCGATGGAGAATGCTCGCAGTTCGCCACTGCGAACTTGCTTTTGGACTTCACGGGCTTTTTCAATGTCGTTGCGGATCTTGCACACGACAAACAGTCCGTGATCATCAACAGTGGATTTCCATACTCGGCCTTCACTGTCGGTGTAATTTGAAAGAACTTCTCCCACTTGAATGCCACTGTGTGCTAATTGCACATTTCGGTATGCTGGGTCGGCCATAAAGCCGTTGAATGCCTTTTTGAGAGCCGACACAGGGATTCTATCTCCCTGCTTGTCAACCATGTCAACAGAAGCGTAGCCAGCAATAACAAGGTCGTTTCCGGCACTGGACTTCAAAATGAAGTCTGCTCCGGTCGCTGTCCATGTCGTAGTGGTCGCCATTATCTCACCGATTCTATGTCATGGTATTTAAGCCATAGGGGGCGAAGGGGGTTCGGGAGCCATCATTTCGTCTTCCTCCGAATCCTCCAACGGAACCTTAATTTCTTGCTCATCCTTGATTTGTTGTTGTGTTTTTTGAGGGAAACGCAGGGTCGCAGTGTTGCCTTCAAGGGTCAAATCCCCATCAATGTCTTCACCCGCCCCGTCTGTTGTTTGGATCTTAATGTGCTGTGGCATTCCTTCTAATTGGGCATCATCCGGTTGCATTGGGTCAAAAAACGGTGTTGCTTCATCGTCAAGCAATTCGGTTGGCCCTCTTGGAGCCGTGTAAGCGTCCATCATGCCAGCCCAGCCGCCGCCTTGAACACTGCCGCTTATTCTCGCTATCGGTGAACTGATGGCCTTTTCCCCCATCATATCGTCGTCAATTGCTTGATTGACAGTCCACTTGCCGTTTTCAGTCGCTTCTAAACCATACTCACCGCCGAACTGTTCAAGCATTTCATCGGTTAAGCCTTTGACATTAGCCTTCAATTCGGCTGGTGTCAGTGCTTCGTCACCTCTTGTCAAGTGTGATCGTGCGTGGGTCAGTATCTCTTCAACCGGATTCGCTTTTCCATCAGTGTCCAATAAGGAGGCTTTGAAAAGCGTTGAAGAAGCGGTCTTGATGAATGGTGGGTATGGTGTAATCTCACTAATTTCATATTTCAGCAAGTGAACACCGACTGGCCCCCACACATTCATTTGCCTTTCAGCATGAATCAATAGTGGTCGTGATCCTTTCTCAAATCCTTGATAGTCAAAACCTTCTCCATCCCACTCACCCTTCACCACCAACGGTGCAGGGTGTCCGGGGTATTCAAGCACCATTCGGTCGTTGCGAATAGAAACCGATGGGAACGGGCCATACATTTTCTTGACACCATCTCCGTCCGGTGCATAGTGAACCCACTTATGGTGTGCTTCTTTTCCTTTCATAAAAGTGGAGGTGGAGTCCCGAAGCCATAGTTCACCGCCGAGTGCATCCATGTTTGAGCGCAAACCTTCACGGTCGCTGAACTTACAGTCAGCGGGCATTGGGAATGAAACACCTTCGTCGGTTTCGTAAAGAGTGCGGAGAATCGTCAGCCTGTCCTCCAATTTCTCCATGTGAATATCGTCGCCTTTATGCACCAACAGATCGATGGCTCGGAACTTGCCGTCTTTCAAAACACCGTCAAAGGTGCAATCACCTTCTTGCTTGCGAATGCCTTCTTTGACCTTCTTCGGCAAAGACACATCCCTGCCCTTTCCGTTGCTGGCTTTGATATGACCTCCCTTCTTTTGAACGAATATACGCTTTCCTTCGGGTTTCTTTTGAACGACCCAATCGCCAGTGAATCCCCTCAAGTCGTCTATTGAACTAAAATCATAAACGGTATGCGCTGGGATAATGACCTTCTCAAATACTCCTGTTGGCTCATAATCGTCGGCTTTGAAAATGTCGCCATTTAGAATAGGAGGTGCGCCTATTTCATCAGTGACTTCAAGAGCCGGAATTGAATTGACCTTTGGTTTCAATGCGTGATCAGCATGTGTGGGATGAACCATTCCAACATGGCCTTCGTGAACAGTTCGTTGAAGCGTTTCAAATGGTTTATCTTTCACATCAAAACGAACAGCATTGTTTTGTCTGTCCCAATTGAAAGCGAGTGTAGCGGGCATTTTATGTCCCCAAGCGTCTTTATCGCCTGTCAAATACACTGGCGGAATAGTAGCATCGGATTCGGGGCTGATAGGGCCAAGTGGGACTTCTTTGCTGACAAGTCCCCCTCCCGCCACTGTTGGTGCGATTGTTCGCATGTCCTCCATGCCCCCGCCTTTCATCAATTGCATGTTGGCCGCTTTAGCCAATTGTTGCAGGTTTCCACGGGCGAGCGTGTTTCCTGTGATGTCGTTTGGTTGTGTCCCATGCAGTAGTGCAGGGCCGTGTTCGCCCATCAATTGAATTGCCATTTTTTGCATCATTTGACCGATGTGAACATCGCTTTTTTCATAATGGTCGTTATGAAACGAGTGGTATTCATCATCACCGGGGTGTCTTTCCCGTGTAGGGCCGATTCTTGGTTGACCTTGATCTGTGTGTGAAGCGATTATGCGACCCAAGCCGTTGGGGTTTGTTGCGAAAGCGTAGGATGGGATAATCATGCGCTTTCCGCTTCCTTCTATTTCCGACGGATGAAGATGTGCGCTGTTTGACACGGACGACCAAAGGGCACGACGGCGTGGGAACGAGCGCACATACGGGTGGTCGGAACCAGCCGCCCAGCCGGTTGAAACCGCTGAACGGTGAGGATGTCCAGCCATCAATGGGTGATTGGCTGTTTTTGGGAAAAATGATGAACCACTGCTGTGGTATGCGTCTTCACTGTCGTTTAATGGGTGTTGTCGGTCGGCGAGAAACCCAACCATTTCATCACCAAGCCATCCTTGCATAGCGGCTGGGTATGAATCTCTCAACATGGTTTGAAGGGACTGTGCATCACGCCCAACCCCTCCCCAGTGTTGAAACGGCAACCACCAATGGTGATTTGCTGACGGTTCAATCATGTTGTCATTTGGGTCAACCATGTCAGCATTCTTCACCCACGGCGATTTCATGTGATTTAACCCGGAGGGTATGTCCTCCGCTGACACTGGCCCGTGCCTGTCGGATGGGCGTTCCCACCAACGGGCTATGGGGATAAGACGCTCAAACCAATTGCGTTTCGCCCTATCCCACGAAATGCCGGATGAGGCAGTGAAGTCATTCATAACTTTGCGAGCATTAGGATCTGCTGGCCCTTCGGTTCCGCCTAATTTTTTGAGAGTGTCCATAAAAGCCTCTCGCTGGTCGGAGGATTGCCATTCAAGGCCGAATAAATATGAAAGCAAACCAAGACGACTGTTGCGTCCACCCCATTGTTCCTTTTTTGCATCAATGTATTCATCATCGTCAGCATAGGCAAAGCGGGTTCTGCGGTCGGTCATGTAAAGGTCGTGAAGACTTTCAGTCGGGCGACCGACGATTCCTGCGTATTCTTTGGGAATAACACCCATGCGTTCGGCGTCTTTCATGGATTTGATAACCGATTGACCTTCTTCGTCCTCTTCAATCAAATGCAAAAGGTGATCGACAAAAGCCGGTTCGCCCCATTCCGCACCGTGAAGTAAAGGCATGGTTGGCAAATCGTATGACAACGGATGTCTTTTTCCGAATCGGTTCTTTTCACTCGCCATAGGCCAGTCTTGGGCGTATGTTTTTGCGAACCTGCGTTGTCCTGCGATGTAGTCTTCATAACCACTGGGGAGGTTGAGTGTGGTGATAGGCGACGGCTTATCCATATCCTCCATGTGATATTGGGGTGGTGCTGTCATAGGAAGCATACCGAGAATAGCCTGATCTTCTTTTTCAATTGAGGTTTCATCACCGTAGTAGTCGGAGAAGGCTTTCAAATACAGGTCTTGGTTGACCTCATGGTTTGACACCAACGACAGAAGTGTGTCGGTGCGTATTCTCAAGAACTCTTGCCTATCCATGCCTAAACCTCCAATTAGAGGTTCTTTGCGACATTTTCCATAAGGGAGGCAATTTCCTCAATGATTCCGGGGTTTCCATATCCCTTTCTCAATTGCGTGAGGCTTTCTTCAATCGGAGCCATGTTCCAATTGCCGTCTTTGCGGTTGCCTCCATCTGTTAAGTGCATGTGAACTGAACTGCCTTTTTCATCATAGCCAGTCTTTGCGTATGCGGGCATTTTAGCCACTTCGCTGATAGCGGCCTTTTTGGGTGCAACCTCGTTGAAATCCGGGTATGTCCCATTTGTTTGATATGGTCTTGCTTCAATCGGTGTTCCTCCGCTGTGATCCATGAATTGAGGAACGCCGTTCTCAACGGAGCCTTCTTGCTCATACTTGACGATAACGCCTTTTGATGCGAGGAACTGTGAGGTGATGTCGGCTTTTTTATAATTCAAGTCACCGGGTGCTGGTTCGGAGTCTTCGCCCATCCAATCGGGTTTGGGTGCCATAACACTTGACCCATCGCCTTCTGTGCCAAAATCCGAGCGTTGTCCAACACTGGGTCGTGGGTTTCGTGTGATTTTGCTATCGCTGTTTAGATAGCCACGCTGTCCCAGTCGGTTGTTGTCGTGACGAAATCTGCTGTGCATATCCATAACTCTTTGATCGACACTGTATGGGGCACCCATACGGTCGTTTTTGCCACCACCCATCGCTTCGTCTTGATTCATTCTTTGACCGCCTTCACCTAAAGGCATTCCCTTATCGGTATTCTTGCTGAAATCAAAATTGGATAACATGCCGCCTCGTCCTTTCAAGGTCGGTCGCTTTTCGTCACCACGGTTTGGTTTGAACTCGCCTTTACGATCCATCTCACGGGCTTCGTCGTAGTTCTTGTGTGCGGCGTCTTCATCTCCGTCGCCCATGAGGTCAGCGAAAACCTTGTTGTTTTGCTTATCGGCATGTGTGACTTTGATTTGACCTGCTTTGCTTGCTTTCTTAGAGCAAGATGGGCAAGAATCATCCGAGCAATTCATACAATTCATGTTTTTAGCCATCCGTCCTTTGACGATTTGCTCTAATTGTAGCACATGTTGTAGTAATTCGCCTTCGGCTGTATTTTTTGGTTCGTGCCATCGTGGTTGCATTATAATCACCTGTATTTTATTGAAGACGGGGATGTTTGGCTTGGCATAGCGTCTTCCATTTCTTGCCATTGTTTCAGTTCATCCATCCCTTTGGAGAGCATTTCAGTTCCGAATCCGCTGACAAACGACGGTGCGTCACCAGCCTCACGGTTGAGAGGGTCATAGACTTCGGCGGATAATGGAGTGACGGCTTTGAGCCATCCTGCCTTTTTCATCAGTGTTTCCGGATCATCCACTGCTTTGGAGAGTGTTGCGTTCTCGGTTTCTAATTGCTCCACTCTTTGTCGCAAATGGCGGAGTTCTCCGACCATTTCTTTCAACAAATCAGCGGTTGCTTCACCTGCATTGTCGCTCATATCACATACCTCCCATCATTGGGCCGGGCATAGGCATTCCACCGGGTGGCATACCTGCTGGGCCGGGGCCGGGCATGTTTTGTAGCCCACCCATAGGAGGTGCGCTCATGTCGGGAGGCATGGGGCCGCCCATACCGGGCATGTGGTTCACCATTCCAGCGTCTTTGAGTCGGATAATTTCACAGAAGTTTCGTGTTTCTTCAATTTGACTTCGGAGAGCCATGAGTGAAGAAGCGTGACCCATAACGGAGTCGCCGTCCAGATCTTCTGTGTATTTGGATTGGCCGATAGTGCCGATGTGGGCTGTAATGTCGGTTGCGAGGTCGGTGAGGCGCATTTCAAAGTCGGCCAAAGCCTCTTTGCTTCCTCCATATACCTTGCCGCTTGAAACAAGTGCGCTCATCTCTTCGGGTGATGGGCCACCTCCACCAGTCATTTCGGGTGGAGAACTCATAGGGGATGAAGGAGGTGATGTCGGCATTGGATTTGAAACCATTTGGCCGCTTGAGCCACTATCCATATCGTCAGCCTTGCGGAGCGAAGCGGCGAAGTCCAAGACTCGCATTCGGTCAGCAATAGAAGGAGAGCCACGATACATCGTAATCACTCCTGCTGTGGTCGCCAAATTGTTGAAGAACGGCCATATCGGGAAACGCCGAGGACTGTTGCTCCTTCGGTTCCGTCGTAGTCGCTCACGGTGTTATGATGGCGTCCGACATTCCCAAGAGTTTGTCCTGTGCCTTGAATGATTTCAGTTTCGCTTTTGGTGATTGCGGCTGTTGCCTTCATAGATTTAGCAAGGTTGAGGTCACGCTCAAGCACTGAAAGAGCGTTTTTTGCTTCTTCAATGTGCTTTGCCACATCATCCATATTGTTGTGGGCAATCGCCTGTTGCATCAATTCCATACTTGCCGTTGCTCGGCGAGCCATAGGATCCATTTTCGCTATAATTCCAAAATCAAGAAAGCCTTCGTTCATACTAACCAAACCATCCCATGCTATCCCATTAAATGAAGGTTATGGAGAATCACAGTCCCAACCGCCTGTCTAAGTTCTTCATGCGTTCCTCCGCATTCTTGATTCCTTGAGGGGCTGTGTCCCTGCTATCTCGCTCGGTTGAGGACATGTGATGGGCACCCTCAAAGCGTTTCACATCGGCTGGGCTTTTGCCTTTGCCGGAGGTGCGCCGACTGTTGATTCCTAATTGCGCTAACCCAACACGCCTAAGTGGTTTCAAATCTGTGCCGTATGTGGTTCTCATGGCTTCGGGGATTGCTTCTTGACCGTGAACTGGATCGGCTTCTGTTCTTTTCAAAATATCATCCATAGTCGGTGGCATCAACCAATTGCTCGTTTGAACTGCTCCGCCGCCTTCGGGTGGTGCGGGTGCGGCGTTGTTTGCACCCGGTGGCGGTGGCGGCGGTGGTGGTGCTTCTTTGTATGAGAATTGAAGAATGCCTTGATCGTCCCGCAGTTTAGCATCATAGCCCGCTTGTTTCATTTGGAGCATGTTGCGGATAGCCATTTCATCACGGCGCATAATCATAATTTCATCTTCCTCTTCGTGTGGGTGCAGGGACATTTCCCATTCATCAATTTGGAGAGCCGTGAGCAAAAGAGGGAATAGGCGGTTGTTGTATAAGTTTTGGCTGGCCGCAAGGGCACGATTGGTGACAACAATTTGCATTCCTTCGTTGTTCAATCCGCCGCCCGAAACATCGTTCATAAACACATTTGATACACCAAAGAATGATGAAATACGCTGTCGTATGTCGTCTTTGATAGGAATGTATTGAAGTTCTTCAAGGGTGTCCATCATACGGACATACTCAAGACCACCACGCCCACTCTCCGTTTCAACACCAACAGTGGGAATGTAGTTCGGATCGCGCTCAAGGTGTTCCTGTATGTTTCGTGCTGTTCGCTCCACCGTTTCAAGGTTGGACGATTTAATCACCATAACACCTCTTGGCATTCTTCGCTTTTGATAAGCGGAATAAACATAATTGTCCATTGAAATGAGTGTGTTGACTTGACGCCATAATGTAGCGACAGGAGAGCGACCATAGAGTTTAGACGGCGACCATTTGCTGATATGGATAACTTCGCCTTCGGTATAGACTTGACCTGCCCCAACACCTGCGAGGTTGATGTAGTGAACTGGCACGACTGGTAATCCAGTCTTTGGACACTTCTCATCCTTGTTGCCTGTTCGGAATGAACGGTCAAGGAGGCTGGTGTATTGCTTGCCCCCACGAACACCACGCTTGTCGGCAACAATACGCATGAAAATTGGGTCAGCACGGGTTATCTCTTTGATGCGATAAAATTGCGGCTTGCCTGTTGTTGGATCCACGAAGTATTCTTTGGTGAGTATGATGTAAGCATCGTCAACGATATTCAAATCCATTTCAATTTCACGGAGAACTTCAAGGAATGATTGAGCCATTCTGTTCTCGGAGTTCAACAAAGCGTCGGCATAATCCAATTGCGCTTTGTCAGCGGGTCGGACTTCGCCGCCACACTTCAAACAGGAGTCCACTTCTTTTTGGTATTCCTCTTCGCACTCTCGGCATTTTGAAACGAACTTTGGCTTCCAAACCCAGCCTTTGCGGAAACATTCTGTTGCGAGGTGTGTAAGAATAGAACGGAGGACAAGACACTCAAAAGAAGCCGCATAAAGGGCTGGGATAGTAATTCCCTGCAAAAGTGCTGGTTCTTGAACCCCGCTTTGAAACAAAGGCATTTCGGGTGTGGGTGTTGAATGGCGTTCCATATCCACACCGAGTGCGGCAAATAATCGGTCAATGCGCTTCTTATCGGCGGTCATTGACAATCACCTCTTTCCATTCATCTAATCCGTCAATTGAAGTGTTCCATGCTTTGAGCATTGACACTTGGTCTTCGGGGATTGCTTGCCTAAAAGCGATGATACGACCTGCGTTTTCATTCCCCTCAAGGGCTGAAAGTAAAATGGCCGCTTCGGAGAATTGCTTTTCCAAATACGGCAGTGCAACCTTAGCCGCCTCATAAACGGCTCGATCTCCTTCAATCAAGAACTGGCGACCCTCCCACATAATACCCTCCACACCCAATTCCTTCTTCAAAACATTGGTGTAATCTTCGGCACGCTTTGTGCTAAACGGCAGGGTAAGACGGGGTATTCCACTTTTTGTTATGGACATTTCACCACCAACCTCCCACAGATTGCCGATAAACGAATCAATTCTCTTCAAGAATACTGGTGGTTTGTTGGCACCGTAATGGAGTGTTCGATCATCATGCTTGGTTCCCTTGCCCACCACTTTCATGTCATACAAATGACCGTATGTTTTGATGAGGCCAGCGACTTCGGCGGTCGTTGCATCCACCCCATAACTGGTAATGGTTGTTGCATTCATGTCCCCGTGCTTCTGTAAAGTGTTAAGGCACTCCTTGAGAACACTTCTTTCCCTGCGGCTTAAGCGGTTTTCAGCATTTAACCTATCGTGCCACGCTTTCCAAATCGTTTGGCATTCGTCTTGGTCTTGGGCCTTTTTAATACCCGCCACCGTTTTCCTTAATTGGTATTCCAGTCGTTCGGGGTAAATCGTGAGAAGGTTGAAATCATTGTCTTGTAGTTCCAAAAGCCCCCAATCGTTTTCATCCCACCAATCAAACGCTTTTAGGACAGCATGTTGCTCTTGGCGCAATAGTTCAACAACCGCCGGTATGGCTTCTGTTTCACCTGCCTTTTGAAAGAGGTCAATTAGATCCGAACCACTCATTCCTATTTCATCCTTGAAGAAGGATTTGCTCACGCTGACTACCGGAGGTGCTGTTGTTCCCGGTTGTTCGGTTGGATTGCTTGGCTGTGCCCCGCCTTTCATGCCCGTTATCTCGGAACCTGCGGTTGCTTGAGGTGGCATGGGTTGTTCGGTTGGTGCTGGGGTTTGTTGTTCTTCCTGTCCCATTTGTTGTTCTTGCTCGGCTGATTGAACCTGCGAATCCACTTCGGATAATTCCTGTTCTTTCATTCTTTTTTGATCAAGAAGCCCAGTTAATTTTCCTTTAGCCGCATCCATGATTTTGGGTGCGGCCATTTTCGCACCCTCCTTTGCGGCGATAGGGGCTAACTTTTTTGCGGCTGGTGCCGCTAATCGGGCGGCTCCGGCCAACAATGGTGCTAATTTGATAAGGGCGTCGTCCATTGAACGAACCTCGCTATCCCACATAATCCGTGTCATACTTCACTCCACCCCAAGCGTTGCGACCATGCCGCCCCATCAAGGACGACGATGTTGTCCCTATATTCCTTTGTCGCTTGAACTGCGAGTGCGAGGGCAATAACTGTGTCGTCGTGCTTGCCCAGCGACTCCATTTTCCCGTTGGGCAACATAGTGAACATTGAAAGTTCATTGAGCAGGGTGTCCATCATACGACGGGTTCGGCCTTCATCCTTGTATGGGATAATCAAATGTTGTTGTTCAAAATGCAATTGTAAAGCGTGCATGACCGCTTCTTTTCTCATGCGGCTCATGGTGAATGGCTTGATAGGTAAATCGCTAATTTCTTTCAACACTTGGTGAAAGGCTTGAGCGAAATTGTTTGTTTCAAGTTCAACAATGACTGGATTGAAACGAGCATTCAGTTCAATGATTTTGTCAATTTGAGAACTAAAATCCATTCCCTTTTCTCGGTGCATCCAAACGACTCGTTTGTGTCGGTTTTCGTCCATAGCCAAAACGCACATGCAAGTGTAGTCGGCTTTCCGGTCGGGGCTGATAGCAGGATCCCACCCGATGTAATAATTGACATTCTCATCAAAGTCGCCCGCATACGGGTCAAAGACAAACGCATGGGCTTCGTCTTTGCATGGGTCAGTCATTTCCACTGGGAATAGACTGGATTCACTCGCAATCGGTTTGCACAGGTATTCACGGGTGAAAGCAATTGAAGTCATTTCACCACGGCGTTGTTGTAGTGCTTCAAGCGACCAGCGTTCCGGCCAAAGCGGGTGTCCTGTTTCTTCGCTGATAGCGGGATATTCTTTCACTTGATACCCTTTCAACGATTTAAGTTCTTGATATAGATCAGTATATGAAAACGGTGTTCCAACAATACATAACTGTGCGGTGTGGTGGAGAACAGGCAGGAGGGCTGTGTAAAACCATGAAGCAATATGCGTCAATTGCGTAGCCGCTTCACTGGACAATATGTCGTCCAGCACTACAATGTCGGGGTGGGCACCACGAACTGCTTTACCGACTGACATAGCCGATATTGAGGATTTATTGGTGAACTTGAACTTCTGTTTCGCCCACCCACGCTTTGGCTTCAAATGTTGAAGTGTGGGTATTGATTCAATCAATTCGTTCATTTTCGCCATGTGTTCAATGGACTGGTGTTGACTGTGTGAAAAGAATAACACTTCTGTGCCGGGGTTGTAAGCCATTTTCCATAACAAATACACCCGATAAAACACGGACTTTCCATGATCACGAGAAGCAATAACACATGTTTTGTTATGGTTCTCGCTCATGTCAAACCATTCTTGGTGAAAGTCAGCGACCATGTAGTTCTCTTCTTTCCCGCAAATGTCTTCAAAAAAATACTTGAAATCCCTGCGGCCCATCTCCCAATCCACTTGACGGGCGAGATCTGCTACGGGGGCACTCATGGCGTTCACCGGCCACTCGCTTCTTGTATTTCGTCAGCACTTAGGCCGTGTGAATCTTCTAAAGTTCCAGCGTTGTTGTAAATTGCTGACTGGGCTGATTTGTTGCCGTTTCTTGCGGCTTCCATAATCTCGCTAATATCGTCGGGCGATGCACTGCCGCTAATACTCAAACCGTATTCTTTTTCGGGTGCGCTTTCTTCACTCGGCTCGTTTTTTTTTGCTTTAGCGGCTTGTCGTGTTCTTGAACGAGCCGCCGCTTTACCCAGTCCTTCAATGGCGGTTTTCTTTGGATTCTTGGTGCGCTTGCGTGCTGGTTTTGCTTTGTTGGCGAACGGTTTGTTGGTGTTTGCCCCTGCCTTTCGTTGTTCAGCGACAGCATTCACGCTTGCGAGAGCCGAGCCTTTCTTTGGCTTGGCTTCGGAGGTTGTTTCTTCCACCTTGCTTGCGCCCTTCTTTGGCTTGGCTTTGGAGGTTGTTGCCTTCACCTTGCTTGCGCCCTTCTTTGGCTTGGCTTTGGAGGTTGTTGCTTCCACCTTCGCCGCACCTTTCTTTGGTGCTTCTTCTCGCATTTCTTCGGTGCCTTCAAGGGGTTTTGCCTTCGCCTTTCGCTTGGAGGCTGTGGCCTTCACAGCCTTTGCGGCTGGGCTTTCCTTAGCCTTCTTAGGTGCGGCCTTCTTTGGCTTAGGAGGATTGAGAACCTTTTCGGTTGCTTCGGTTGGATCAACGCTTCTTGCCGCAAGAGCCTTGTCACGGCGTTTCTTTTCTTTGAGTCGTCCCGATTCATCACGGGCGTCGGGGGCTTGAGTCCCGAACCTTACAGCGTCGGGTCGCTTGTTGACTTCTTGGAATCCTTTGCGACCTGCAATCCCGGCCATTTCGCCAGTTTCAGTATCACCGACACTTTCGGGCAATTGTCGCTTTTCGGGTGCCACCTTTGGTGCTGGCAACGCCTTTCGTGGTATTTTCGTCCCACTTTGTGTCGTAGGTTTCCCTTCTTGCCTTTCACGGGAATAGCCCATCTGTTCAACGGCCTCCGGGTTCCTTTCCACCCAGTCCCTAAGTGCATCCGTATCTTCTAAGTCTATACTTTCCAATTCATTTCCGGGGTTGGCTTGTAGCCATTCGGAAATACCAGCACCCTCGGTTTCGGGGGTTTCTTCGGCTTCCCGATCAAGAACATCCAAATCGGTTGGTGATTCGGGGTATTGTTCTTCTCGGCTCAAAGGAGGGTTAGCCAAGTATTCGTCCATTTGGCGTTCCTCTAAGTATTCGTCCTCATTCGTCGCATCCCATATTTGGCGTTCCTCTTCGTCCGTAGTTTCGGGCGTGAGGTGGTTGTCCCTCCAATGCGTGGTCGGTTCAATTTCAGTATTGAAGTCGGGAGGGAGTTCTTCTCGTTCCTCTAATCCGTTCATTTGACCGAACGAATCACTGAACTCTCGCCGTGTTGGTTTATCAAATCGGGGTTCCACTTTCTCCGTCATTCGGTCATAGAAGTCGTCGTCCACTGGCTCACGCATAGCGTCCATACCAGCGTCAACAGGAGTTTTCATCTCCTGTGCTTCTTGCATAGGGCTTGGTGTCTTTGTTGAGGCTCGCCAATAGGCGTCCTGTCTGTCATTATAGCCCTGTATTTTGTCCCTTGTAGCGGCTCGGAAGTCGTTGCCTTGCTCGGCTTGTTGAGTTTGTTGGGGTTCGGCTTCTCGCTGTTCCCGAATAGCATTCATTCTGTCCCATTCGGCCAAATCATTTGAACCGGATCTTGCATTTCTAACGACAGACTGTCTTGTTGGGAAACCGTCTTCGCCTCTTTGATCGGAAGTAGCCATTCTAAACGAAGGGGGATATTCGGCTCTTGGCATGTCCCTAAACGCACGGGTTTCCTGTGTTTCCTCTTGAAGTGAAGGTGGAGTGCTTTCGGTTTGTTGGGACGGCTGGCGTTTGAACCTATTCATAAAATTGCCAATGCCCTGCTTGGCTCGGCCAAACATTCCCGTCTTGTTTGGATCACGGGTTTCGCTTCGTCCTTGACGGAAGTTAGCCCCCATGCCTTGTGTTGGCCCATCCAGTGATGCGCCTTCGTTCATTTGACCGAACGGGTCGGCTGGGGGTGGTGAAGGCTGTGTGCGCTCTTGCGTTTGTTGTTGGCGTTGCTGTGCTTCTTTTTGCTTTTGGTTTGACAATTGCTGTTCCATGAATGCTTGTTGATCGAACTTGATGAGGTTATTCCACACATGCGAGAAAAGCGCATCATGTGGTGGTGCTTTTCGTAGTGGTTGTTGGCCCAGCATTTCAGCACGGGCTTTGAGTAGCATATTGTCGTATTTATCCATTTGAAATCACCTTCTCATTTGTTTGCGTAGCATAATGTGTTCAATTGAACTGTGAATACGATCTGCGGATTGCTGGGCTTTGCCGAACATTGGGTTCGCCACTTGGTTGCCCATGAAGCGTTGTTGCATGTTGCCCTGTGCTTGATTGTAGCGTTGGGTTTGCGCCTCGTTCTTTTTGTTGGCTTGGTTGCGAGCCGAGAGTCCTGTTGAACCCATACCGGCTGTCAGCCCCATTGACATGACATCAGCGAACTTTCCGCCGAGTGAACGGTCTTTCATCCACGATTGCTTTTCGCCGCCTTTTCCGGCTTGAATTGCTTGAGCGTCGGCACCGAACGCCATGTTCTGTGCCATTGTTTGCATCTCGTTTGCTGGTGCGGCTCCTGCCGCTGGTGCCGGTGCTGGTGCTGGTGCTGGGCCAC